AGATTTAATGCTGCCTGTGATTGAGCTACAAGCCAATTTTTAGCAGCCAATGCAATATCTTTTGCAGCAAGTAATGCTGAAGCAAAGGCATTACCCTCTTCAGCCCAAGTTGCAAGTGTTGTTGCTCTTCTCATCAAATCAATAGCTTTTCTTGCAGCACCGAAACCATCTTTTATTAATCCACAAGCATCTCTTGCAGTTTCACCTATTGTTCTTATTGAGGTAATAGAATCGCTGATTGGTTTTACAAAATCATTAATGTAAGGTGCTACAGTAGCAAATCCAGCAATAGCTCCACCAACACCAATAATACCCTTAGTCAAACCAGGCATTTCATCGTTCAATCTGATAAATTCATCACAGGCTTTTTTGATATAAGGTGTTACCTGGTCTCCCATTTGCCTACCAGCAGTTCTGAATATTTTCTGAACTCTTGCAATAGAACCACTTGTAGTGTCCATTACTCCACCAAGATCACCGAGACCACCAAGACATTTATTTAATGCTTTTGTATATCCTTCTACATCTGATGCTTCACCAGACCAACCCATAGCTTTCATTTTGTCCTTAGTAATACCGAAGTTTTCTTTTAATATCTGGAAATCACCGTTAAGACCACTGAATGCTTCTCCCATCTGATAGGTAGCTGTTTGAGTATCATTACCCATGAGCATTGAAGCTTCACCAAGCTTCATGACCACATCCTTTGTTCCTGCGAGTTGTTCATTGCTCATTGAAGTGGAAAGTTTGATTTTGTTCATTGCATTTACCATCTGGTCCATTGAAACAACAGATGAGTTTGTCATTGTATCGATAGATCCAAGCAGTGCATCACTTGCAGTTTTTGAACCCATAATAGCAGTATTCAAACTACTCATTTTCTCTCTTGAAAGTGAAAGTCCCACCGTAAGATCTTTTATAGAGTTAACTCCAAGTGCACCGATTGCTGATGCTATCATTCCACCCATTGTCTGGAAGGAGGTTCCTACTGCCGATACTTTGCTTTTAACCGAGTCTAATGCAGAACCTAATTTTGTTCTGATTGAAGAGGCTACTGTTGAAACCTTTGCTTTTACGGTGTCCCATTTTGAAACAAGACTTGTAGAAATAGCTGTACCAAGAACCATTATCTTACCTTTTGTGGAAGTAATATCTACCCCCATTTCAGTTATTTTGATATTAGCTCTTTGAATATCAGATAATAGTTCAGGGTTGAGTTTGATTTGTTGGAACTGTTGTGAAGCCCTAACTGCACCTCCTCCCGCTACACCTATTTTTTGTGCTAGACTTTGCATTCTTTGTTCATGAGTTTTAAGGCTCATTAATGCTTGTTTTTCGGCATTGGACATGTTTAAAAATGCAGTTCTACCAACCATGCCAGTTTCTTTTATTGTGTTTTTTGATTTTTCAAGTGGATTTCTTATTTTATCAACTGATTCTTGAAACTGTTTTGAAGATTGAGTGCTTTTGTCGAAGGATTGTTTAGAGGAGCTACCGAAATCATCTACTTGTTTTTTCACTTTTTGAACTGTTTGTGAGATTTGGTCTTCTGCTTTTAGTATTACATTTATTATATGTTGTGAGACCATAATTTAACCTCTAAAAAAAAATAAAATTAATTAAAAAAAAAGTTTTTTGAATAAAGTTTATTCTACTTTATTCATTTGTTCATATAGTTCAAGTCTTCCTTTTACAAGAAAAACCGATTGGATTAGTGTTAAATCTGATTGATTATCCTTTAAATGGTAGCCACAATAATCCAACCAGATTATGCTTTTAGCTTCTTCAGTTTTGAGGAAACTCTTCTACATCACTTTCAAGTTCGGCATTGTTTAATCCTGAGATTTCTTGAACCTTTTCATAGATTTCTTCTATAACATTAGAAGGAGCTTTAAGTAGTTCTTCTTCGGTGATGAGTTCTTTTTCTTCAGCATATTTTGAATTATCAAGTGAATATGCTACTGCCTTGATTTTTGCTTGATTTTGAGCTTGAGTAGTCTTCAATACAGAAAGTTTACCTTTACTCTCAAGCTGTGACTTAATGCTTCTTGCCCTATTTCTTGAATTATTTGATTTTTCATTTGTTTCAAAAGTACCAATGGCTGCAGCTTCAATCTCAGAAATTTCATTAATTTCTTTCTGTGATAAAGGTCTAAGCCATACTTCCCCATTGAGTGAGTTTATCATGTATTTTTCTTCTTTGCTTGTTCCATCAACGATGTCTGAAATTCTTATTATTTTAGCCATTTAAACCTACCCCTCTGATTTATTCTTCTTGTTCAACTGTTATTGTGAAATTTTCAGTTGTTTCATTTACACTTACAAGACCACCGGAAATTACTTTGTATCCTTCAACACTTGCACTGTATCTACCATACTCTACTGATGCAAATGTTACTGTTCCATCTGAACCAGTTGCAGAAGGGTCAATACTGATAGTTTTATCATCTCTTGATTTCAAGGTTACATTAACACTTGAAACTGGGCTTTTATCTGCTTTTTGAACTTTTACGGTTACATTTGAAGTTCCATCTGCACTAGCAGTAATTTCAGGTTGATTATTAACTAATTTTACATACATATCAGTCATAACTTCTGTACCGTCTGCAAGTTTTGCTTTTCCAGTACCCATGGTCTGAAGGTTGAATGTTACCTCTATCTCATCTGATTCTGAAGCCTCATATTCAACTGAGAATAGGCATTCTGGGAAATAAATTTCAAGTATATCTGCACGGTTTTCACAGACATTAGCTATTACTTTAATAGGTATTTTATAGACCTTACATTCTGAAGGTGAGGTACCTGCTTCACCATATTCAGCTTTCTGTATCAATTCAAGTGTTTCTTTTTCAAGGGTTGAAGTCATAGAGATAGTAATTTCTCTTTGTTGAGCTGCAGCCTTTCTCTGAGGCATACGGCTACCAAGACCAATAGTTGCATCTTGATTGAGGTTGTTTTTACCCTCAAAACTGAAACTTGAAACAATCCCTGGAGGAACATCGTCATCCAATTCCAAGCTCACATCATAGAACATTAAAGGAATATCGCCTTCAACTCTTGTTTGTTCAAAAGTGTTAGCATCGATTTCCTCCATGGTTTCGTCTTTGTAGATCCAGTCTGCAGCCATGGTCATAAACTCATCGGAAACCTCTAATTTCAAACCATCGAGTAATGCTCCTACAATGGTTTTTTCGGCTACATCGAAGGTTTCCCAAAGGGTAAAACTATTTAATGAGGTGGATTCTCCACCATAGAATTCGTGTGTGTTGGTTTTTGTTCCACTTGTAAATTTATAATTATCAAGGAAAGCCTTAAAGTAATGTCCAATCCTCTTAAGGTCGACATCTGATTCAAAGCTTGAGGTTGGTTTGATTGCTCCAGCTCTTGCTCTTTTAATCATACGGCTTCCACCAGTTTTTGTAACTGGCTCAGCATTAAGACTGGCACTTATTTTTGTGCCTTGTTGATGCCAATCTGGACTAATAGCTGGTTTTCCATATTCGCTTTCCTCTTTGATACCGAGTACTCTAAGTCCCATTCATATCACCTTATCGTCTTTTTAATAAATTTTTCTTTTCTTTTTATCTGATTTTTAAAAATCACAGAATCTTTTTGCACGGAATTTGAAATCATAAACAATCATAGACATTGAAACTGAGTTAGCTGCACCTTGAGGGTCTTCACCAGTAGTTGTTAGAGATTGAAGATTCATATTATCAAAAAGTCTACCATTTTCTGGTGCATTATTGTCAATTGGTGTTAATCTCCAATATTTTTGTAATGTTTTTCCAATTCGTAATGCAAGATTTCTGCTTTGTCTTTGCCCTAATTCTGGGTCTTCACTATCATAATCTATTGCATAAAACTCATAACGAGCCACATACATTTCTGATTGATTTCCTACTCCAACTGATTCACGATACACTCCATTTTCTACAATCCATATTGAAGGATAGTCTGCACCGTGTAGCTGTTTATCCCCCATATAAACTTCTATTACATCTTCCAATAAACCTCCAGTAGAGCGTTCTTTCTCAAGCATTTCAAGAATAGCTGATGGTACACGAGTTAATACTTTATCAAAAGTTGGTCTAGTTGCCATGTTTTACCCTCCATAATTTTCCTGTAATGCTCTTGCAAACATCTCATCAAGACGTTTTTTAGTGTTCTTAATGGACTTTTCAACGAACCTACGAGGTTTTATACCGCGAACATACTTAGCAAAAACTGTTTTACCTTTAACGGTAAAGACTAGAACGGAAGCCTTGCGAGGTCTAATCACATCTCCACGCTCACCATAGATACCAGTACCATTGTTTACCCATTCTGAATAACGAACATCAGAATACACATTCCGTTCAAGTTCACCCTTTTCTTCAATAAACCATGAAGCATACAGGAATTTAGTTTCACCTTTGGGACTGTTCAATGTTAATTCACGTCTTAGCTCTTCACTTGAATTTGTAAGAGTGCTTCTTATGACATTATGTGTAATGTATGATGGATCTACACCAGTTTTTTCAAGTTCAACTGTAAATCTTACCATCATTAATCATCTCCATAGACTGCAAAGAAATCAATAGTTGAGCTATTTACCTTTGAAACTTGATATTCTTCAAGCATTTCCTTAATGTCATCTGTAAGGAAATCTACTGAGAGGAAATCTACATTCCAATTATCATGTTTAATTATAGGTGTATCTCTTCTAGTCTGAGCAAAAGCTATAAGATTAGAAACCATAAGACTTGTAGCAAGCCTTATAGTTCCTGGAGGTGAAGTGGTATCGGTCAAATCTTCAAATGTTCTATTACAATAACGGTCTACTGCATCAGAAGCTAGTTCAATCCATTTTTCAAGAAAAGTGTTAAAGTCTTCTTCAGGAGTATCAGAATTCTTAAACCAATGTTTAGGGGCTATACCTGTAAGGTCTACTACATCTTGTTTAGTACAATACACCATTACCACCCAACTTATTCGTTATTTTTCTTGGTGGATTTCCTTTTATCAGATTTATTATCAAGCTCCTCTTTAATCAAGGTGTATAATGCCTTAGTGGACTGTCTAGTTAAACCTGGCAAATCTTCCCAATTAGGTAACACGATAATCACCACATCTAGATTTTATGGGAAGCTTGGATTTTACTAACTTCATCTGCAGTCATAGAAGATACAACAGCAGCTTCCCTGAAGTTGTATTCAACATCAGCCCTGATTCTGAACCAGTACTTGGTGTTTTCTTTTGCAGGTTCTCTTTCAGGTTCTACAGAAATATTCTTCCATACACCATAATTCATATTCCTTGGATCTTGAAGTGTACATTTAACAGTACCTGCAGCAGTCCTTGCATCTTCAGCATCCAAAGTAGTACAATGTTGAATTGGAATACCTTTGTAGGAAAGTCCACTGAAACCTGTTTGAGTAGAATCTCCAAGTTGAGTACCACGAGACTTAAGCAAGTTTCTGTAAGCGTCCTCTACTTCAAACGGTACATAGAACTTAAGATTATTCCTATTTCTGAATCTTGGTGGCATTGCAACAATCATTTTATCGAACATGTCCTCAACAGTACCAGTAGCCAAATCAAAAGAACCACTATCACTATCCACACCTTTAGATTTAAGTTGATTACCAGCTATTTTTAACCAACCATCATTAGTACCAAGCAAACCATCAGAACTGAGACTAGTATCACCAAAAAGAGCCCAATATTCAAGGTCTTCACCTATCCTTTCACCCATCATAGAAAGAAGGGTCTGTTCGAATTGAGCTTGTTCAATGTTATCTTCTTTCTCGTCATCTGTGATTTCACACATAGCTTTCAATTTCTTTACATCCAATTCGTTTGCACCGAAATCAACATCTGCAGCAGTAATGTTAGAGCCATCTGTTACACCAGCACTGTTGTAACCGTTTGTTAATACTCTACCATTAATACCTGTTCTGTTTAATTCCTTCTTGGGTCTGTTCATTAACTCGAATTTTGCATCGCTAAGGATTGTTTGAGGCAATGTAGCATACCTTAAGAATTGACCGAGCTGTTCAGGATTTAAAATAGCTTTTCCAGTAACCATATCGGTGTACATTGCTTTGAAAGCTGATTTTTCATTTTCATTTACAATTTGATTTAAAACTTGTGAATTATCCATAATAATCACCAATCCTTTTATTCTTTAATTTTTTTTATTCTACTTTCATGTGAGTAGCACTACTTCTACCCATAATCTCATAGACAGTCTGAGTATCGGATTTTTTAGCAACCTGTTTAGCATCATGTTGATTCAAAGCTTTGCCTTTTTTAGCGACATCAGAACCGTTACCAGATTTCATTTGTTGAAGCTTTTTGATTTGAGCTTGAAGAGAAGCTATTTTTTTATCAATATCTTCATCAGATACAGTACCATCAGCATCTTCATTACCATTGCTGTTGTTGTTTTCCTCTTCATCTTCTATATTAGCCTCATCATCACTAGAAGCAGCAGCAGTAGTGGTGTCTTCTTTTTTTTCTTTTTTCTGTTTCCTTTTACTAACTGCTTTCATAGCAGCAAGAAAATCCTCTTTAAATTCATCAAACTCTTCTTTAGTAACATACTCTACAGACTTCTTAGCAGCTTCAACATCTTCAGTTGCATTATTCTCAAGACCAATGAAACTTCTTAATTGGTCTTTAAAAGTTTTATCATCCATATTTTTCACCTTATCACATTTACAAAATTTCGCTTTACGAAGGCAAGGCTTATTAACAAGACTTATAGTGAAACCCACAGGATCTTCATCAATAAAACTGTGTATAATATCGCCTTGACTACGTTTCATACTAATCTTATCTGCACTCTTTCTCTTCAAAACAGTAGGACTATAACCGGTGAAATCACCATTCAAAGCCTGCCTGATAGTGGTAGGGTCTGTGATTTTCGTTGTAGCCATCCAAGTACCAGCAGGCACTGTGGTTTCCTCCCCATCAAAATATTTAATCTTCAATGGTTCACTGGTAATCCAGGATTTAACAGGAACACCTACTTTTTCTCCAGTCTGGAAATATTCATGTTCCTTATCTACAATCTGATAATTCTTGTAAGCTACAGCTATTTCACGGATTTCGTCAGGTGTAAAAGGTTTTTCACCACGGCTAAAATCACAGTCTGCTTCTCCAGGAATCATTACAGGTGCAGTAAAAAATAGTTCATCAGTTTTTTTATCACTTTTCTGTGATATGTTTTCTAGTGATTCCATAATTATGATCACCAAAAATCAATTTTTTAAAATATAAAAAAAAGGTATACAAAAAATATTTAATATCCCAATATTTTTTTTTAAGTGTGAAATTAGGAAAAAAAGTAAAAAAAATAGAAAAAATATATTTTTTTTAGGTTAATCCCTTTATTTTTTAGGAACGAGATAATATGCAAAAAAATAAAATTTTTTTAATAATTAAATAAGAGGTTTAAAATCATATGAACATGTGTGTCTTTTTTTCCTACTTCAACATATAAAAGTGGAAAATTAGAAAACAATAAAGAGAAAAAAATAGCTAAAAATACAGTGAAAAATAAAAATAAAAAAAATAGTAAAAAAATAGATTAATCAACCATACGTACAGCAATACCTTGATTATTATAAATATACCCTATTGGAGGCATATCTAACTCTGGGCGAATATAATCCCCAACAGTAGAATTTTCACCAGAGGAATAAATAAGCATTGAAGTAAAATATGAATCATTATCTTTGAATTGTCTATCTGAAGAGAATATATATCTTACATCTCCATCATCAAAGTATTCAGTCTCATAGGTTTTATATCCCCCTCTAACTTCAAGATTTAACAATTCTTCAGATAAATCAATATTTAAATTAAATCTTTTAAGTACTTCTTTAACAGTTTCCATAGTAATCACAAGAGAATATTTTTAATTAATTAATCATATATTTGTACTTTTTAAGATAAATATTTTATTATTTCCTTTTTTTCACATCAGTATTATGGAGTTTTTGTAAGCTATTATTCAAGGAATAATCTTCAACATAAAAATCAAAGTCGTTAAAACCGTAATAATCTTTATTTTTCTGATATAACTTTTTAAAGTCTTCATACTCTTTTTTAGTAAACCTTGTTTTTAACATGGATCTATTCATATATTCTCCAAGTCTTACAATTTCATCAAGCTCATCAAAACGTTTTTGTTCTTTACGAGTTAATTTATCTTTTAAAGCTAAAGTCTTATACTCTTCAACTTTATCGTAAAGTGCTACATCATTATTGGTTGCCTTTTTAATTTTATCATCAAGTAAAGCTTCTCTAATTGTGTATTGAAAATCTTTTTGAACAAAAGTTCTTTCAGCAGGATTATAATTTTTAAGTAACTCTACACAGTAATCATATGTAGGTCTATGTGAAGGTAACCAATCATCATAAGGAACAGTTTTATAATCATATTCTGCAATTTTATATTGCATATTAGCTAAAGTTTTATTTGGGTTTTTGTCGAATGCTGCCATAGACATAGTTTCAGCAAAATCTTCATCAGCTCCATATTTATCTTCTCCATACCATGATGCTTTACGGATTTCATAACCATTTTTCTTTTGGAACTCATTCTGTTTGAAACGAACATCTTTCCATTTATCTTTTGATAATCCCATTCTCTCATCGCTACCAGGAAAACTTCCAGATTTATATTTTTCAACAGCTGTTTTATTCATATATGAGAAATCAAAGATATGCCCCATTTCATGATACATACTTTGTTGAGGGTTTCCCCTTGCAAAAATACTTTCCTCAAAAGTTGAATCATACATATTTATTCTATTGAAATGTCTTTTATTACCCTCTTGCCATCTTAATGGAGCAGTATCTGCTAAAGTAGTATCAGCTAATGTATAAGAGTCAGTATCCCTTCCTTTTTTCATAATAGCTATTGAACCAGTACACTCTTTATAAGCCTGTGGAGCTTCATTATAATATCTTAAAATATCTTTTAAATTATAATTAGCATTATCCCCATTTTTCATGTCCAATACTTTTTTACCTTTTCCATTTACAAAATAGTTATCAAAATAAATTTCAGTTTTATTTACTGGATCTTCAAAAATCATAGATTCTACTTTACCTGTGATTCTATTTTTTTGAGGTCTATATTTCAACCTAAAAAAGTCTGCACATTCTTCAGGAGTAGATAATTTTAAAAAAACTTCTATATCTTCATCAGAAGTCAAATATTTACTAGATATTGGTTTAATTTTTGTACCATTCAAATTTCCTTGAACAACAACATCTCCTCCAACTGTAGACTCTACTTCAACTGCAACTGGTTCAACAGGTTTACCAAATTTCTTGAGGTAATCTTCTACAGAACCAACATCATTATCAACTAATAGCTGTTCCTCTGTAAACTCCTCCAATTCCGGTGCTTTTTTACCCCATGGTATAAAATAGGGTAAAAGTACACATCTACAGTTAACCCATTCACGGATTGGTCCATTCTTATCTCCAGGATGAGCCAAACCATTACTAAACTTATCACTTGTTCTTACAATATGACCGTTAAGATCCATATGTGTTGGTCTTACACGACCATCTTCAGCAGTTACCCATTGCTTATACTTTACTCCATCGTTCTGTATTTGAGTATAATTAGCAACATTCCTATTACTGTTTATCTCGGTTACAGCTATTCTTCTACTCTCATAAGTCTTCAATTGAGTAAATTTTTCATTAATTTTTTTAGTTACATCTTCTCTACCGAGACCATCACGGTAAGCATCAGCTAGAACATTATTTATTTCATTTGTAACTCTACTTTTAACCTTATCGGATGCTTCGAAAGTGTTGTTCATTATTTTATCAGATACACTTTCATTTGTACTGAAAATATCTTTCATATTTTCACTTTTTGCAGCCAAACCTACTTCTCTTGCATGAATAAAACTATAATCAGTTAATAGCTTATTGTATAATAATCCTATTGCAGCTGCTTTCTGATTGTAATTTAAGAGTACATTTTCATATTTTCTCCATTCTTTCTCTATTATGATTTGTAATTGTAAGGGTAGTAATGATAGATATTCCTCAGAAGTATCAGAATATTCTTTAATGATTTTTCTTTGTAATTTTGTGAAAAATCTTCTAATCTGTTTAGCTAAACCTTTTTCAATAGCTTTAGTTTCTTGGTCCAAACCTTTTAAGAGATTTAAAAGCTTTCTGGATTGCTGAATCTTCACTATCTTCTCTTGTTTCTTGCTCATCATCTACACTCCATAGGCTGTTTTCCAAATCAGAAAGTACCATGTCATTTGCAGCAGGCAAATCAACACTTTCATCTTCCAATGGTTTACCATTCATATAGAACATGTCCAATAAAGGGTCTTCTGATGGTGTTAAACCATAAGTTTCACCAAAATAAGTACGAAGCTCATTAGGAGTCATAGCAGCATGTTCAACAAGACTCCTAGCTATTTCAAATTCCTCCTTGGTATTCTTCTTATTAATCCCTTCAAGCTGAAACCTCCAATCAGTAACACCAAACTCATTTCTCAACAATAAATTAATATCATCCTCATTAGTACGAACCAACGGGGCAATTGTACCATCCTTATAGATTTCATCAGATATTTCACTATTATTACCACCCAGTGTACCAGTTATGTTTACACCTACACGGTATGGTGGTACTTTATGTGCATTTATTACCTCATCTCTGTTATCTGAACGATACAACCTAAATGAAGCTTCTTTTGAATCTACTGATAATTGTTGTAGGTTCACCTCTACATTACCTTCATCACCTTCACTTGGAACTAATATTGTTACTGCTGAGTGAGGATGTTTCATAACTTCTTTCAATTGCTGACTAATCTTGTACTTCAAAGTCTTAGTGTAATCGTAATCTGGATCATCAGGTTCAACATCATAATCTACAAAATCTCCTGTAACTGTAACTGCAAATGCAGGCACACCATAATTTGAAAAGAAAGCGTTATTGTATGAAGCCCTTGAAAGGTCTCCCTGGATAGCTGGAAGACTACCCACTATCCTTGGTCTTCCATAATAAGGTGTTCTTGGAGTGTATTCCTCTGTCCATAATAGTTCGTTTGCTCTTTTTTCTGGAGGTAAGCTATTGTAAGGACAGATTTCTCCAGTATCAGCATCAACATCAACTTTTACACCATCAACAATGTTTTTACCATACAATACAAACCAAACTTCCTTTGTACCTACCTTCTGTTTTACACGGAATTCATCTTTGTGTCTTCTTAGTGTGTGGGCTTGTATTGATTGTAGGCTGACCGGTACACTTTCACTAGTGGACTCACGGACTATTTCAATAGCCCCATACCCTAATGCTCGACGGTCATACATTCTTTTGTAGAGTATTTCGTTTATTCCAGGCTTTAGATTTTCAAAGAAATCTATTACATCTTGATTTTCAAACTTGTTGCCCCTTGTTTCATTACTTGAAACAGGATTAAATGTGTATCCTGAACCAGCTGAGTCGCTTGCTACTGCATCACAACACAACTCATGATAAGTATACAAGTCAAGTAATTCAGCAAGTCTTTTAGGGTCATATAAAGGTTCCAATAGCTGATTATAATCCCAGCCATCACTCCTTATCTGTTTTGTACCATCAGCATTTACATCAGCTTTAATTGCATACTGCTCTAAAATCTCTGATGAAATAAGATTATGCTCTCCATCCTCATCTTTTGTTACTATAAATGATTCACTTCTCTTCATACTTTTACTCTCCTACGAGGTCTTAACCAGTACCGTGCACTACCCGTACAGGCATCTACAATATTATCTTCTCCACCTTCCTCACCAGTAAATTCAACTAACTCATTCACTACCTTATCAAAGATAGATGAAGCTATTTTCACCTTATGGTCTTCTACAAGAGCTTGAAGATCAAAACTCCTAGTTAATTTATCCCCATCCTTATTTTTTGACAATTTATCAGGTCTTATATGATATCCTTTAAGTTTACGCATTCTTTGAAACTTCTTAATAAGCAGCTTTGAACCTGAGCCCGGTTCTTGTTCAATACGAGATACTACTTCTTTTCCGTCTTGGAGTGTTGTTTCAACATAGTAAGTTAATACTTGTGTTGCTTTAAATTTCCCATGCTTCAATCTAAGAAAATATAAGTATTCCCCGTCCCATGCTGAAAGTATTCCTGCTGTTGCATCTCCTTTTTCACCAGAAGCAGCAAAATCCCAATAACGAAGCTTCGGCATATCCGTTGTATGCAAGATTATATCATTGTCAGGAACTTTTGCATTTGCAAAATCAGAACGGTGAAAAACATCACCTTCTGAGTTTCTTGGTTGTCCTTGGTATAATGCTTCAAAACGAAAGCTTCCCATCTCCTTTTTAATAGCTTTTAAATCAGATAATGGGATTTTCTCTTCCCATAATGGTTGACCCACATCACGACCTAAGGGGTCATTTTCTTCAGCTATTGCAGGAAGATTGAGAATAACCCAAGTCCCATAGGGTATGCTTCCACCATTACGTAGAATTTCAATAGCTGTACTGAATGGAATCTGTGGCTCTTCTTTGAGTATTTGCCCTGCAAGGTCATTTACATTTAGTCTTTGCCATATCCCTACAACCCATGGTTTACGACCGTTATTCATATCTGCATCAAGTCTTGTTTTTGCCTCTGTAAACCACCAGTCATTGAGTTCTTGTTGGTGTGTTTTTGAGGCTGCTTTCTTGAAACCTTTTGTTGGATCATCTATGATGAATCCGTTTGCACCTTCTCCAAGAATACTTCCTCCTACACCTGCAGTTACAAGTCCTCCTTTATGGTTTTTGATGTCCCATTGTCCTGCAGCCTGTGAGTCTTCTGCAAGTTCTATTGGTTCTGGGAATATATCTTTACCGATGGCTTTTAGAAGGTTTCTTACACGGCGTCCCCATTTTCGGCTGAATCTTGCACTGTGAGTTGTAAGTATTACTCTTGTATCTGGGAAATATCCGAATAGCCACGTTAAAAAATAATATGATATTAGTTCTGATTTGCCGTGTCTTGGTGGCATGAATATCATTGTTCTTGATAGTCTTCCTTGTATCACATACATTAGCATTTCTATTACTAGGTTGAGGTGTCTGTATGGTTTCCATGCTCCCTCTGAGGCTATCATTGCAAAAGTCCCTGGATTCAATGGCAATTGTTGTGTTATATTTACCACCTTAAAATAGCTATTTTGTTTAAAAAAAATAAGAAAAAGTTATACAATTAAGATTATGATATTGGAAAACCAATAGGTTTTATTTTTCTGTGTTCAACATTAGAATATATTTCTTGTGTTATTGTTCAGAATATTTTTCAAGTAATCCTTGTGATAATTTCACAAATTCTGGATCCATGATTATATTCTGTGATGTTTCAAGTTTGGTGTCTTTTTCTACTTTGGCTTCAACATCTGCTTTAAGGTCTGTTTTACCGTCTTTGATTTCAGTAGATTTACCATACAATAGTCTTACTGTTTTGGTGGTTTTTTCGAAGCTATCTGCAAGACTTTTAACTGCATGGGCTTTACTGGTAGGTCTACTTTCATCATCATAATTTAATTCATCAAGAATGTTTTCAGTTACTTTCATGATGTCATTACCCATCTCGATAAGTTGGTCTTTTGTTTGATTGTAAGCTTCATTATATTGCAACTGTTGTTGCTGGTCTTGATAATTATCCCATGCAGTACATCTTTTAACCCATTGCCATTTATAACTTTGATTAGTTAGTTGACTTAATGTAGGTACTGGTATAACAATTGGATTTTTTACTTTGTTTTCATTTGCTTTTTCTTTAAGTTTCTCATTTTCAATGTAATCTATGACTTTTGGAAAAGATCTTAATGGTCCTAGATTTCTGTATACTTTGAACCATGCGAAGCTTTTTCCAGATTCTCCTTTTTGTCTTTCCCATTCTTTAGTCATTTATAAATCCACCATACCATATTTTATATTATTTTGATTAGTTCTGTTATGAGGAATATGAATATTCCTCCTGTTGCAGTTATGAAGATAGCTACACTCCATTTGAGAGTGTTTATTGTGCTGTTGAGTGTGGTT